TTAAATCGTCTACATTAACTTGTCCTTGCACATAACCTTGTCTTGGTGAATTAGTTAATGCTACGTTGTCCATCATTCCTCTTAACATAGCTGTAGAAGAGTCTTGGTCATTCATCAGCAAATCTGCAACACTACGACCAAAGAATGTATGTGGCTCAGGGTCTACTTCAAATACTGCAAATGGCACTTCTCCATATGGCTCACACTCTAAAAGTTTGTCATCACTACCTGCAAGTAGAAGTCGGTACATTATTGCTACACCTGTACCTTCTTTATCAATTTTCATGTAAGCTTCAGTTACAGAAACTTTTTTCATTGATGGGTCAGCCATATGCTCTTCTTCATCTTGCTCATAGCCTTTACGTTCAAACGCTTCTGAATCTGTATAAGTGTCATCTGAACTTAAACCTGATAAATTAGATATTTCTTCAAAATCGTAACCCATTTGTACAAGGTCACTTACACGCATTTCTGTACGATGTGCTACAATAAATGCATCCTCAACACTTTTTGCGTTTCTATCTACAATAAATTCTTCAGGTGGTACAGATTCCATTTGCAAATTACCTGTACTTTTTTCATAGCTTACTTTAAGTGAATGCATCGGAACTTCAATTTCGATACCCATTTCATTCATTTCCATTTCAACTTCTGTCGAATGCTCTAATACTGTTACATTTTCATCGTTTACAATAGCAAACATTTCTTCTTCAGTCACATTAGTGTATGAATGTATTTCTGCTTCTTTATTGTCTTCCCACCAAATTTTTATAACACCTGTTTTTTTAACTAAGGCATCATGTATAGCATCATTAAGTAATCTGTAACCGTTTAATTGCTGAAACTTCCAATGTGCATATTTAGTTGCTTGTTCAGCTCCTACTACATCTTCTTGACTTGTAGGTATGTACTCTACTGGGTTTTCTGATGATAAAAACACACGCATAAGACTCGGCTTAATAGCTCGTATCGTATCTCTAACTTTAGTTGCAACTATCTTAGAACGACCATCTTCTTGTCCAATGTCTACTTCACCTTCAAAGTAACGCTGTGACTTAATTCTATCTTCAGCTATTTCACTTTCAACAAATGATATTGCAGAGTCTAACGCATCTTTAGCAATGCTTTGTACTTCATCATCATCCATTTTTTTTAGTTCTGCCATTCTTTACCTCTGCATAAAATTAGATATACCTAACATAATGTTAGCATCTGTCTCAGTATCTTCCATTACATTCATTGTAGCATTGACTGGTGCAACAGTAATCTTACCTGCAATAAATTGTGCAATTTCTAGTATTTGTTGGTCAGTTGCTTGACCATCTTTAACTGCTTTATATAAAACTTTAAAATTGTCTCTAGCCGCTTTACCTTTAGAACCTAACATAGCATTTGCGAGTTCTTTCATAATTAAATCTTTTCTGCTATCACTAAGTGCTTTAGATTTTAAAACATTTTGTGCAATTAACTGTCCAGTACGTAAAGGAGCTATGTCACCCATAGCATCAGGTATACCCTTAATAATGCTGTCTACTCTATTTGCACCTAATGTTCTTTCAGCAGTCTGTGAGCCTTTAGCGACAGAAGCTTTAAGTTCTAATGCAATTCTAGCTGTTTCCATTTGTTTTAAGATAGCGTTTGCATCTTTTTTTGGTAACAAAGCATAAAGTTTGTTTCTTACGTTATCTGTACTCATAGTTTCAAGTAACTTTCGTACTTGATTTGTGTCTATGTCAGGAGAATTTATAGTTCTTTTTACATTTTCTAATGTTTCATTAATTCTGCTTCTAAAACCAAATCTAGCCATCGCTTGTTCTGCATTACCTGCATCTTTCATAGCTCTAGTAATAGTTCTAGCATTTACATTAGGGTTTAACATTTGTTGACCTAATTCAATAGCATTTTGTCTTTGTATTTTGTCTTGTCCTAAACGTGTTGCATTTTCATAAGCTGAATACCCTTTTTTTGGTTTATTAACACCACGTAAAGCCTGATTTAAGGCTGTGTACATTTTTGTATACAATTCAGCTTCAGGTGTTTGTACAAACCTTCCGTTTTTCATAACATCACCTGTGCCATAAGCTAACTCACCTAAAGCACGTTTTATGTAGTCTAGTTGTAGCATATTTGGGTTGTTAACCATTTTTAACAGACCATCTTCACCAATTTCAAAGCCACTTTGTCCTAAATCTTCACCATCAAAGCGTAGTCTAGCATTAGCTTTAGACATTGCTTGTTGCATTACTTTAGGGTCAATTCTATTTAATACATCTAATACAGCTTGACCATCAGGTGCGTTATAATTTATTTTTTGTCCATATGCGGCTTTATAAGCTTTTGTTCTTTTTGGTGCAGTTCTTTTTGCAATAGACTCAGCCATATCAACTGCATCTTTTTTTACTCCTGTTGTAGGGTCTATTTCTAATTTACCTAATTTTTTGTCTAATACTCTATCTACACCTTGCAATTGTTGTGAGGCTCTTTCTTTTACATTATTAACTACAATAGAAGCACCCTCACCACCATGTATAGTAATAATATCAAGCAATTTTGCCATTGCATCGTCCGCATCAGGAATTTGAGCATCTCTACCACCTAATCTTAATCTTTCCATTAACTGACCAAACGATAAAGTAGAGTCTTGCACGTATTGTTTAATTATTTCTGCTGTTTTGCCTGATTGAAGGTCAAATAATTCTTTAATTTCTTTAATAGTGTTGTTTTTTAGACCATCTTTAATGCTAACCCATGCCTTTGCACCTATATCTGTTAATGCATGTCCTGCACCTGCACCTAAAGCACCCCACAAACCGCCTGATATACCCATTTCCATAGCATTTTGCCCTCGGTTTTGCGCACCACCAGTCTCATCTGCTCCTTGTATACCTGTGCCTGACGTAAATCCTTCTGTTATTCCAAATAAACCACCTGCACTCATTCCACCACCATATTTGTACAGGTTTGGAAGACTTTGAAGCCATTTATATAATTTAGCAGTTCCTGCATATGCTCCCATAGGAATGGTGCTTGTTACACCACCTGCCATTCTTAATGCCATGTTTGTTTTTGGATATTCTTCAGCAAAAGCTTCTTGCATTCTACGGGTGTATTCCATTGCTTCTTCACCATGGATTGCACCTATTTGCTCGTCTAAATGCTCACCAGTAAACATATAGCCTGAAGAAAAAGATGTTAGACCTGCTTGTACAGGAACTCCAAGTAAATGTTTACTCTCTCCTAAAACTTCTTTATTTTCTGCTGTACGAGCTTCATCTGCCTCAGTAGCCTGAGCGAGTTTTTCTTCATCAGATAAAACAGGTTGTGCAACTTTTATTTCCTCCATTGAATTTGGATACACACGCATTAATATATCACGAACTTTTTGTGCGTTTTCAGCATCACCTGCTTTTTCGTAATTTAAAATTGCGTTAAATAAATCTTGTTGCGAAAACTCTTCCATAGTTATAGACCGCCTAGACCTTTCATTATCAAATCATATTCTTCTTGTGTAAATGTTTTTACTCTTTCGCCACTACTATCCCTTTCAATTTTTTCACCAGTTTCTGTATATCTGTATAAAGGCTCTAAATCAATAACTTCACGTGGCATTAATTGTGGGTTGTTGTTGTGCATCTTAAAATAACCTGACTTAACTTTTTCGTTGTATTTTTCAAGACCATCTATGTACATTTGTATTCTAAATTTAGTCATGTACTTTAATGTATCTATAGTCATGTTTGGTAAACCAGTCATAACACTAATTAAGAAATCTCTTTCAGCAGGTGTATCAAGTCCTCTAGCGCCAATACCAAGTGAACTAATCATTGGGAATACATCACTACCAGTCATTACTTTTGTAATTTCTGTCTTAACTAGCTTTTCATATAAAATATCTCTTGCTTTAGCTTTTTCTGTTTCACCCTTAGCGTTTTTATATGCTTCAATTTCTGATGCATATTTTCTGTCAATGCCAAGTGACGTGACCATGCGTGATGCTTCAGTAAGCAATGGTTGAAATATACCTGTGTAAGGTGCTACACCTTGTCCACTATCATCAGCTTCTAAAATATCCATTAAATCGCCAAGTTTGCCTAATTGATTAATTGCAATATCAACTTCTTTAACAATACCACTACTTTCTTTAATGTATTCAGGCAAATACGCTTGTAAATAAGCACTTGCGGCATCTTCATTATTATTAAGATTAATTTCAGCAATTGCCGCACCATCAATATTTGCATTAATATATTCTTTGTATTCTTTACTACCTTCTGCAAAACCATTAACTTGTGTTGCAACCTGATGTAGCATTTCAAAACGTCCTGCTTTTTTACCTCTGTCAGGTGCTAAGTCAGTAAGTATTTTGTATTTACCTTGCTCAAATGCTTCTTTTGTAATTGTGCCATCTTCATACATTTGTGCTAATTCTGCTGTTTTTTGTTTAAACAATGCAGGGTCTGTAATACCAAATAATTGCATTCTTCCATCTGATAAATTTAACTCACCAGTTTCAGGGTCAGTAGCTTGGTCAATAAGTGCTAATTTAGTTTGAAAATCTGACTCACTTTGTGAAGGGTATAAAACTGCATATTCATAATCTGAAACATCAGGGTCTCTTAACAATCTTAGTTGCTCTGCTATAGCTGATTCATTTTCTGATTTTGGCTCTCGTGCTTCTGCAATGGCATCTAATGGAGCTACTAATCCTGCTTGAACTAATTGTATTAAATCTGTTCTACCATTAGGATAAGCATCTGTTTTCATATTTGCTAAAAATTCAATTGTTTGATTTTTTTGCGCTGAAGCTGATTCAGTTTCTCTAGCGTGTTTAAGCCTTGATTCGTAAGATGTTGCTAGGTTTGCATCAGGTTCTAAACGTAACGTATTAAAACCAAGACCCATGCGATATACTTCTTCTTGACTCATGCCTTTAAACATTGAGTTACTAATATCTTGTAAACCACCCATTATGCTTTGATTATTACTTGCTACTTGTGTTGGCTGTTCTTCTTCTTGTTTACCACCTAACAGTCCTCCTGCCATTTGACCTAACAAAAGTCCACCAAATAATTGTCCAAGTCCTAATGACATTTTAACTGCCTCCGTACATTTGTGTTGCGGCTGTTAGGTAATCAAACAGACCATTTTGTTTAGATGTTACTTGCGTTTCAGGTACTGGTGTATTACCAAGTGCTGCTGTTACATATCCAAGACCAGCTACTGGATGGTTTTTAAATCCTTGGAATTGTTTTTGAGCTGCATCAAATAACGCTTGTTGCATAGCTTGTTGTTGCATACCTTGTTGCATTAAATTGTTATTTACTTGTTGACCCATACCGAAACCTAAGTTAGCTATGTTTGCTAATTGATTGGCTGCTCCTAATCTTTGACCTTGACCTGACAAATCAGCTTGTTGATTAGCCATTTGACCTTGTAAATTGTTTCCAATATCTTGTAGTGCCGCTTGTTGTGCATTTTGGAAACCGGCTTGTCTTAGTCCTGCTGATGATTGTGCTAATTGCGATGCTACTCCACGACCCATCTCACCCATTGCAACACCATGCCTAGAGCCACCGTAAGCATTCGCCATTTGCGCTTCTGCTCCTAACTGGTCAAGTCCTATTTGTGCGCCACGTAAAATGTCAGCTTCATTAGCTTTAATGACATCATCTGTATATTGGTTCATGTAAGGAGTTAAGCTAGTGTTACTTAATTGATTAGCGTTAACTGATAAA